GGCTTTAGATTGGCTCGAAGAAAACGAATTCGATCCAGTTAAATTTGAACCAGCCACCAATGAAAAAACTATGACTGAAGAAATTCAAAAGGTAGAAAGAGCAGAGCCAGATGCTTTAAAAACAGGTGACTTTGTATCTTGGAACGCTAGTGGAGGTCGAGCTAGGGGAAAAATTACAAGGATTGTACGCGATGGAAAAATAGATGTTCCTAGCAGTTCTTTTGTAATTAATGGCACACCAGAAGACCCTGCTGCATTAATACAGGTTTATAGAGATGGTGAGTCTACTGATATTTATGCAGGGCATCGATTTTCGGCACTTACGAAAATTGCCGACATTAGAACGATTGATGCTGGAGATAAATTCGAGCGTAAAGAAGTTACGGACTTCAAAAATGTGAAATCCAGAACATTCGAGTTTCCTTTTTCATCGGAATATCCAGTTAAGCGTTATTTCGGTAACGAAGTGTTAAGCCATGATGAAGGAGCGGCAGATTTAGCACGATTGAATGATGGTGGTGCTGTTCTCTTTAATCACGACATGAACAAACCAATTGGTGTGGTTGAGTCAGCTAGGATTGATCCAGAAACCAAACGTGGTTATGCTAAAATCCGTTTCTCAAGAAACAAGTTCGCATCAGAAATATTACAAGATGTACAAGATGGAATATTAAGAGGTATTTCGTTTGGATATCAAATTAATGATATGGAAGAGATGGAGGACGGCATGAGAGCAACCAACTGGTCTGTACACGAATTATCGGTTGTAACAGTTCCAGCAGATCCCACAATTGGGATTGGTAGAAGTTTGATAGAACCCTCTCAAGGTAATAGTATTAATATAGAAGATAAGTCTCCTCAAGAGGAGATAAATTCTGCGGAAGTATCCGCATCACCCTCGGTTCGTACTATGGAAGAATCAACACAACAAACTGCGGTTGAGGCGGAGAAATCCGTTGATATCGACATCAAAGCCGAAATTCAACGTGCTATTGATGAAAATAATGCTCGTACAGCATCAATCACTTCGTTATGTCGTGAGTTTGGAAAGTATGGAGCAGAAGAGCTTGCTGACACACTTATAAAGGGAAATAAAACTCCCGAAGAGGCAAAAGCAGCAATCCTCGATCTTGTTAAAAACAAGGCAGAGGTTCGTAATACACCCATTCGTTCAACAGACATGACACAAAACGAAGTTGGCTTAGACCAAAAAGAAATTAAGAGGTTCTCTTTCTTAAGAGCATTAAACGCTCTAGCAAACCCAACAGATCGCGCTGCACAAGAAGCAGCAGCTTTCGAGAGAGAAGTTTCTGATGCAGCTTCTAAAAAGTATGAGAAGCCAGCAAACGGAATTCTTGTTCCTAACGAAGTCTTAAAAAGAGACTTGAATGTAGGTACAGCAACTGCTGGTGGTAACTTAGTTCCTACAGAACTACTTGCTGGTTCATTTATTGACATTCTTAGAAAGAGAATGGCTGTGATGGCTACAAATCCAACAATGCTTACTGGATTATCAGGAAACGTGTCTATCCCAAGGATGACATCTACATCAACTGCGTACTTCGTGGGTGAGTCTGGATCTCCAACAGAAAGTCAGCAAGCTTTTGATCAAGTCAACATGACACCTAAGACAGTTGGTGCATTTGTTGATTATTCAAGAAGATTATTACTTCAGTCATCAATTGATGTAGAAGCAATGATTAGAGATGATATTGCAAAAGTTATTGCTACTAAGTTAGATAACGCAGCAATATATGGTTCTGGTAGTTCTAATGAGCCATTAGGTATCAAAGACACAACAGGTGTAGGTACACAGACAATTAGTACATTTGGTACTTTTGCTGAGTACATCGGAATGGAGACAGACGTTGCAGCAGCTAACGCTGATGTAGCTAATATGTACTACCTAATCAATGCTTCTGCTAGAGGTGCTTTGAAGTCAACAGAGAAAGCTTCAAACACAGCGCAGTTCGTGTTTGAGAACAACGAGATAAACGGCTATCCAGCTATTGTCTCTAACCAGTTAGCAAACAACGATGTTCTGTTCGGAGACTTCTCACAGTTTGTAATCGGTATGTGGTCAGGTTTAGATCTAACAGTAGATCCTTATGCAAATGCAACTGCTGGTAGCGTAAGAATTATCGCGTTACAAGATGTTGACTTTGCTGTTAAGCAGCCTGGTGCATTCTGCTTCGGAACATAATATGAAGGTTAAATTGCTACGAGCAACAATGATAGCTGGCATCCCAACGGATGCTGGCTCTATTGTTGAGCTTGAGCAGCAATCTGGCGAGTATCTTGTTGCTATTGGCAAAGCTGAATTAGTTGTTGAAACTTGTGAAGCGCCAACAGCCAGTACAGAACCAGTTATCGAGTCAGAGCCTACGGATAGTGAAGAAGTTGATTTTTCTGAAATGACAAAATCACAAATCGAAACTTATGGTCGTAAGCTTGGTATAGAACTCGACAGAAGACAAAACAAAACTGCTCTAATTGAAAAATTAGAAGAGTTTATTTCTACACAGGAGGAATCTTAAAATGTCTGTTATTCAACAGAACTTAGAAAAACTAACTGTTGTTGCTGGTGTTGCTACTGCTGCTGTCACAAGCACAGCTACATCAAGTGCAATAGATCTTCTCGAATATGATGGAGATGTAATGCTAATTTTGGATAGTGCTGCTGGTGGCGGTTCTTCTCCAACATTAGATATTAAAATTACTGAATCTGATGCATCAGGTGGTACATACACAGATTTATCTGGTGCTACTTTTACTCAGGTAACAGGATCTGCCTCAATGCAAACACTTGCAATTAACAAAGACGAGTGCAAGCGTTTCATCAAGATTGTTCAGACAATCGGTGGCTCATCTCCTACATTTACTTTTAGTATCAACTTAGTTGGTCTTAAAAAGTACGGCTAAATATATATAGCCCTCAAACGAGGGCTTTTTCTTATGGCATTTAACGAAAATATAGACACTTTTTTTGCTGATTTTTCTGATAATGTTGTCTACAAAGGTGTCATTTACAAAGGAATATTAGAACAACCTGATGAGATAATTGCTGATGGGGTAGTGTTGACTACTGACTACGAATTAACTGTGAAAAATAGTGATTTGGGTACTTTAGCTTTTGATACTGAGATTGATGTTAGTGATATTACTTATAAGGTAAGAAACGTAAGAAAAGTAGATGATGGTACATTATGTAAAATTTCATTAACTAAGAAGTGATATGGCAACTAAAAGAGAGCGAATATTAGCTGCAATAAAAACAAATCTTGCAAACACTACTGGAGTTGGCACAAGAATTTATAGGTCAAGAGTAGAGGCTTTAACTAGAGCAGAAACCCCTGCGCTTATACTTGAACCAATAAGCGATACACCACAAGATACACAAACTTTTAATAATACAGTTACATGGGAATTTAAAATAAGAATATCTGTTGTAGCTAGAGGTTCAGTTCCGGATAATGTTGCAGATCCAACAATAGAAAGCCTTCATACAAAAGTTTTAACTGATCCTTCAATTGGAGGATTAGCTTTAGATGTAAGGCCATCAACAACTAGCTTTGAATTGTTAGAGGCAGATGAGCCGGCTGGTGTAATATCATGTGAGTTCGATATTGAGTATCGAACTGGATATAACAGTTTGACTACATAATTCTTCTGTTACATGAACCCTAACAACCCTGACCGATTATTATGAGTAATGAACACCTTGGCGAGGGTGGAACTTTTCTTCTTGATCCAAAGACAGGAAAGCGTACACTTATCCAACAAACAAATCCACCTGAGACATCAATTGAGGTAAAAACTGATGGCATTGCTGACAAGAAAAAGAGTAATTCTAATCGAAGCAGAAAGTAGCTATGGGGTAGACCCTGGTATGGCAGCTACTACTGCTGTTCTCGTGAGAGATCTCTCTATTACACCACAATCAAGTGACGTAGTAAGTAGAGAGCTTATAAGGCCATACTTAGGAGCATCAGAACAGCTTCTTGCAAACACTAGAGTTGAGTGTACATTTGCTGTTGAGTTAGCGGGATCAGGCACAGCCGGAACAGCGCCCAGGTATGGAGATGCCCTCAAGGCGTGTGGGATGTCGGAGACTATTGTGGCAAATACACGAGTAACTTACGCCCCTGTATCAAGTTCTTTTTCTAGTGTTACTATTCACTACAACATAGATGGTGTTAGGCATAAAGTAACAGGTGCAAGAGGAACTATTGAATTATCAGCAGATGTAGGTGAAATTCCAGTTTTGAATTTTACTATGCAAGGTATATATGTAGCTCCTGATGATAGTGCATTGCCAACAGTTTCATATGGTAATCAAGCCTCACCTTTAATATTTAAAAATGGTAATACATCAAGCTTTCAGCTTTTGTCTTATGCTGGCGCTTTACAGTCTGTATCTTTTGATTTAGGTAATGAATTGATTTATCAAGAGCTTGTTGGAGGTACAAAACAAGTTCTTCTTGTTGATAGGCAAGCTTCTGGTTCTGTCACAATTGAAGCACCAACAACAAGTCAAAAAGATTTCTTTGCTGCTGCTCTTGTAGATACTACTCTAGGAAATCTACAGTTCACACATGGAACTGCTGCTGGAAACATAGTACAATTTACATCCAGTAAAGTTGATATTGGAGATGTTAATTATGGTGATATTAACGGTGTTGCTAGTTTAGAAATACCTTATACATTAGTGC